ACACAAGAGTACGCACACCAGCGCCAGTGGGTGGGGCTGACGGACGAGGACATCGAGCAGGGCTGGAAAGAGTCTTGGGTGGACAAACAAGCGTTTGAGTCCGCCGTCTGGTGGGCCGAGAAAAAACTCAAGGAGAAGAACACATGATCGTCCGTAAGGTTCGCGGTGAGGACAGGGTTGGGAAAATCATCATGTTAAGAATCGAGTACGACCTATGCAAAAAACTTGGTGTACCGGTAGAGGCTTTCATCAAAGAGCATTTACTCATGATCGCTAAGAAACGCAGATGGCAATGGTATTTAAACAAGGAGAAGAACCATGGATGACTGGGACCAACTGCAAACCATCTGCCTGTACATCATCTACGGGACCATCATCATGGGCTTTGGCCTGTTGGTGGCCTTCTGGATCATGGCATGACCGACTTAGAACTGCGCGTGTGCGGCATCCCCTGCCTCGTTCGCGTCACGAACTGGGTGCCGTGGACCGCGTGCCGCGTCACCGCCGAGGCCGACGACAGCTACCCAGAGGACGGCGGCTATGGGGACTGGGAAATCCTCGACCTCAAAGCCCGACCCGCCCCATGGCTGGCGCGCAAGCTCACCCCCGACACCCGCGCCGAGCTGGAACAAGAGATTTTTAACCACATGGAGAACCACTGAAATGACCACTACCCCTGCCCCCAAGAAACGCTACGCGCCTCGCCCCACACACGCCCAGATCGCCCAAGCCCAGCGCGACCACTACGAGCCCCAGCTCCAGACACTGGCCGAGGAAATCAACGCCCTGCGCGACGAGCTGGACGCCGCACGCGCCACACTGGCCAAGGTTCGCGGCACGTGGACCTACGCCGTGCGGTACTGGGCCACCGGCAAGGAGTAAGCACATGAACTTCCAAGAATGGTGGCAGCAAATGACCCCCGCCGAACAACGCGCCCTCAGTGAAAACAACGCCAAGTTCGTCTGGGAAGAATGCCAAAAGCACACCCTCATGACCATCGAGGACGCCTGCAAAGCCCAGATGGCCTACGACGAAGGGCTCAAGGAAGGCCTGCGCCAAGGACAAGAAGCCTTCAAAGTCCACATCGGGGGCTATCGCCTCACCCCCGGCGTGCAACCGGGCATGATCTGGATCAGCAACGCCGCCGGCGAGGGCGGAGACTTCCGACTGGAAGAGCTCGCCCGCGCCATCGACCAATTCTTCAAGGACCAATTCTGATGACCTGCAAACACAACTGGCTCCCCGCCGACTTCCCACAACAGCCCCCCAACTACTACCGCTTTACCTGCAGCCGCTGCCACCACGTGGCCACCGCCCTGCTCAAGCCCACCTCACTTCAGGAGACCAAACCATGAGACCCGCCACCTTCTCCACCGACAGCCCGCCCGCCCCCATCCAAGACGTCGAACTGGCCGAGTACGTCAACGCCCTGCGCCGACGCGTCGAAGTCGACCTCGACCAACTCACCGCACTGGCCGAACAGGTCTACGCCCTAAAAGGCGAAAACACTCGACTGAAATTTGAAGTGGAAATGCTGTCCCTAGACCTGAGCCTGAAAGATAACCCGCAGGCGGCCTCACAGTGGACGAACGTCAAGCCATGAGCCCTACCCACCCAAGGGGGCCTAAACAGGGCGCTGTGGGGGCTGCGGAGGCCCTAGAGGCCATCCAAGCGGTTTGGATGAAGCTCGGATCACGGCTCATGGTCCAAGTGGTCTGCCTGACCATCAACGACCGCCAAGTGGTCTGTATTGCCCCGGTCCTACACGCCCCAGACCTCGGCATCTGCGCCGGCGACATCCAAGCCATTGAATTCGGAGAGCTCATGCCCGCGTTCCTCGCCGCTAAGCTCCTCGAAGAGTCCTCACCAGACAACGAAGACCTGCACTGAGGTCAGCGCCCCGGACCGTCCACACGGTCCGTCTCCTCCAAATTGTCCATCCGAATGTCCGTGCGGTCCCCATTGAGGAAACGCAAACGGTGGATGGGCCAATAACCAAGGGCCAAGAACCACGCGACCTTGGCCGCAAGGTACGAAGTGCCCTCCAAACGCACACGCAGCTCAGGCACAGCGGTCGAAGTCTCGCTGCCCGCGAACTCGCCGCGCAGCCGACCATGCCGCCAGATCAACGCGCCATTGCCGCCATCAGAGTATTGAAGCATCTCGCGCATGTACGCAAGGGTGTTAGGATCAGGTTTGCTCATCGCGTCGTTCCTTGTCAACGAGGGGGTGGGAAGTGAAGCCCGGGTGGTCCAAAACACCCGGGCTTTGCGCATTGTAGCGCAAGGGTGTAAGGGGAAAAAGGGGCAAGGTAAGGGTTTTGTTGGGGTTTACCCTAGTAAAAAGGGGCGGGGATCGCGGATCGAGGGCCAAATTCACTGTTTTAGTAGGATTATTCTCAACTTCATTTACGTTCATAAGCAGTATAACTTTGTGTTCATGGTGTAATGATGTAATAACATAATGGAATCATAGGGTTATGAGTGATTACAGTGTTTTATACAAGTGTAATGGTGTAATTAACATAAAATGCGCGCGCGACAACTTTTGGGCTTGTGAAAGTAAATGAAGTTGAAAATAATCCTACTGAAAGAGCGAATTTGAAACGGGGGAGGGCCTGTGGTTGCGTTGCCTGTGGATTTGTTGCACAATGTAGGTATGAAACTAGAAGCAAACATCCCCCTGCCCGGCGGCGTCGACCATCGAGAGCGCTATCCCTTCCCAGACATGCTGGTGGGCGATAGCTTTTTGGTGCTGGACGCGACTTGGATCAAGAACTTGCGAAGCGCGGCCTACATGTACTCGCGCAGGCATCCGGGCACCCGGTTCACCTGCCGACGGTACGGTGAGGGCTGGCGACTTTGGAGGATTGCTTGATGGTGCGCAAGGTGGCAGCCAAGGACGAGAAGTTTTTGGCGGGCAAACGCCTGGGGGGCCGTCCTGCCGTCGTCGAAGAACGGATCACCCGCCAGGTCAAGCCACATAAGCCCAAGGTGCTGTCCCCCCAGGAATGGAAGTTCGTTGAAGAGTTTGTTGCTGGCGATGGCCACGTGACCCTCAAGGAAGCAGCGATCCGGGCCGGCTACGGCGAGAGCTGGGCACGGAATCGAGCACGAGAGCTGACCGACCCAGACGTGAACCCCCACATGGTGGCCGCAATCCAAGAGCGCCGGCGTGAACTGGGCGAGAAGTACGCCACCACCTTTGAACGCCACATGCGCGACCTGCAGATCATTCGTGACCAGGCGTTGACTGCTGGCGCGTACGGTGCAGCCGTCCAGGCCGAATATCGGCGCGGACAGGCCCTGGGCACTATCTACATCGACCGCAAAGAGATCAGGCACGGCACCATCGACTCCATGAGCAAGGAAGAGGTGCAGCGCAAGCTCGAAGAGATCAGGCGCTTGTATGGTGGCCAAGGCGGCCCCATTGTGGACGTGACGCCCAAGCAGATTGAAGAAGAACCGGTGGAAGACGACGGTGTGGTGGATTCGCCAGCGCCTGAAAACGAAGAAGAGGAAGAAAACGATGGCATTGAAACCGGAATCGATCTTTTACAAGAGGCTGAAAGAAAACGTCCCAGATTGCCATTTCACCCGGATTGAGTCACGGGTCAACCTGGGCATCCCCGACTGCTTGCTGGCGTTCCCCCATGGGCTTTTTGTCATGGCCGAGCTGAAGGTCGTCAAGCGCGGCCGAAAGATTGCGCTGTCCCCTCACCAGGTGGCATTCCACATCAAGCATGCCGACCTGCGCTGCCCCACCTACATCCTGGTTCAATACTTCCCGCCCGGGGTCATACATGCCAGCAAGTCCGAGCTGCTGTTGTACTGCGGCGAACAGGCCTTAGACGTGGCGCGGCTGGGCATCGACACACCCGCGTTAGCCCGGTGGCCATGGACGGCCATACCCTGGTCGACCTTGCGGGCCCATTTGGTTGACAGTTGACCAGGTAGACATGGTTGTGATAACATGACACCCGCCCGAACTGGGCTTTTTTAAGAAAGAGAGAAATCGATGCGGCCAGCAGATCGCCGCGCGCTCAGGCGCGCCCAAGTACAGCCCCCACGGCTTAAGCCTGATGAAAAGTCGAAAGCTGGGTTAATCGCCCGCCTGTTGGGCTTTTTCCTGTTTCATAAATTATTTGGTGGAGGTAGTTGACAAGTTGATAAAAGTAGATTTACAATGCAACCAGGCCGCGCAAACCGTGACGGTCACAACCCTAGAAAGAGAGAAAGATATGCAACACATCATTGAAGCCTTGGCCCGTGATATGGCCGAACACCTGCGCCCCATGGTGGCCGAAATGGTCCGCCAAGAGCTGGCGAACGCCGACGGCGAGAACGCCATGGCAGGCATCGCGCAAAATATCGACCTGGCCGCCCTGGCTAATGAGATTGACATTTCCGCCTTAACGGCGGAGATTGACATTTCCGCCTTAACGGCCGAGATTGAGATGTCCGCTCTGGCGACCGAGATTGACATGTCCGCCCTGGCTGCTGAAATTGACGCCGCCGACGTGGCGGGCGAGATGACACAATCACAGCTCTCGGATATTGCCGCCGACGTTGATCTTATGGAACTGGCCACAAAGCTGGACCTGGACAAGCTGACGCGCCACGTCGACGTTGGCCAGCTGGTGCGCGATTGGCTGGCCGACCAGACATTTTCCGTTCGACCATATTAAGGGGCAAACCATGGCAGCAAGAAAATCAAACCCTCAATTTATTGCCGACCTGATGCGCTACGCCAGCGCCGGGCCGCTCATGCAAGCATTCGTGATCGAAGCCTTGGACCGTTACGCGGCCGAAGTACTGGCCAGCGATCCGCCCGCGAATGCCGAAACCGCCCTGGTTAGCTGGCCCGCCTGGCATGCATGCGCGGCCGAAACCGCCCAGGCCCTGGCCGACCGCCGGGCCTAAATTCAACAAGGGGAATTTATGAATATCGAAAATTACATGCGGTCCCAGGCCGACGAAAACCACCGCGCTGCTAAGGCCATGGAAAAATGGGGCGGCGGGTTTGCGTCGGCCCTGGCCGTGGCCTATTTTCACGCCGACGCCGATAACCAGGCGCGCCTGCTGGCCGCGTGGCCGGAGCTGTTCGAGCGTTACCGACGAATGGCCCAGGATACAACCGGCACCTAAACCCGCCCGGCCGCTGCGCCGGGTTTTTTTTTGCCTAGGGGGTTGACAAGTTGATTTGTTGCACTAAAATAATTCTCAGGCCAGCAACCCGCCCGGCCGTAAACCAGAAAGCGAGAATTTTATGTGCCTTACAAAACCCCAGCGTATCGCCTTAAAGCGTGTTTATTCCCGTGACAACCAGGGCCTGTCCTATTTGGCTTTTCGCCGGGGCGTGGTGCCCGCGCACGATTGCATTATGGTCAGGTGGTCCGGTATGTGGCTCGGGATCGAGCTCGACGGCTACACCCACAGTTAATTTATTCCAGAAAGCGAGAAAGAACCATGCTCAAAACCGTTAAACACTCCGCTAACAAAAAAACCGGCCCTATCGCGGTGACGTACCGGGCCGGCGGCCACAATGTTTTTGCGACCTGCCCGAAAACCTGCGCGCTCAACCCCCAGGGCGAACACGCGGCCGGCCTGGTCGACCGGGGTTAGTTGGCGGCCGTTCGCCAGGCGGTGCCACGTAATGGCCAGGCCTGGACCTATTCCCACTTCCCGGCCGACCTGTTGCCGGTGCCGGCTTTTAGTCTC